TGAATGATGAATGAACGAAAGCTTCCTGAAGACCAGATGATATTTTCTGTTGAAGAACTAAAAGCGGCAGGTTTTTCTCATTATAAAATCAATCAGATGGTTGATGATGGAACACTGCTAAAACTAAATAAAAAATACTATGAGAATACAAATTACCAAGGAGAAGAATCTGATTTTTATTATGTGTCAGCATATGCTCCAAAAGGTGTGGTTTGCCTTATGAGTGCGGCAGCTTATTATAATCTGACAACGTATAGACCAGATTCGATTGATGTAGCTATTCAAAGAAAATCAAAAGTTTCAACAATGCCGGATTGGCCTACACTGTCTGTATACTATTATGCAGATGATCGTTTTGAAATAGGGGTCAAAACAATCCGTGATGGTAAAAACCAATTCAAAATCTATGATATCGAAAAAACGGTTGTGGATATTGTTTTCTTCCGTGAAAAAGTAGGTATTGAAGAAACAAAGGAAATTCTTGTGAATTACCTGAGACGAAAAGATAGAAATCTCAATAGACTGCTTCGCTACGCAGAAATGCTAAAATGCGGAGATATTATGAAAACATATCTGGAGGTACTCGTGTAATAAGCTGTCAGTGAAACAAAGATAAATTAGATTAAATTACATATCATACGTTTGTTTTAAGGATCTTGTAGAAATACAGGGTCCTTTTATTATGCAAATTTTTAGTATAAGGAGAAGATGAAGAATGGGAATTCTATCAAATATTTTTAAATCAAGAGACAAGCCACAGAATGCCACAGCTGGTAGTGCATACCGATTCTTTACCGGTGGCAGTTCCAGTGGAAAGAACGTCAATGAACGTTCTGCCATGCAGATGACAGCAGTGTATTCCTGTGTCCGTATTTTGTCAGAGGCAGTAGCGAGTCTTCCGCTTCATGTTTACAAATACAACGGAGATGGTGGTAAGGAAAAGGCGGTGAAACATCCGCTTTATTTTTTGCTCCACGATGAGCCGAATCCGGAGATGTCTTCCTTTGTGTTCAGGGAAACATTGATGACGCATTTACTTCTTTGGGGTAATGCTTATGCCCAGATTATCCGTAACGGTAAGGGAGAAATCATTGCATTATATCCGCTGATGCCAAATCGTATGAAGGTGGATAGAGATGATAACGGTCAGCTTTATTATCAATACAATACCAGTAAGGATGATGCACCGACGATGAATGGTAGCATGGTCAATCTAAAACCATCGGATGTACTTCATATTCCAGGACTTGGATTTGATGGATTAGTCGGATATTCGCCAATTGCAATGGCAAAGAATGCGATTGGAATGGCGATTGCTTGCGAAGAGTATGGAGCAAAGTTCTTTGCAAACGGTGCGACCCCGGGTGGCATCTTGGAACATCCGGGAACGGTAAAAGATCCGAAACGAGTAAGAGAAAGTTGGACGTCTGCATTTGGTGGTAGTTCCAACGCAAATAAAGTAGCTGTTTTAGAAGAGGGAATGAAATACACACCAATTTCCATTTCTCCGGAACAGGCACAGTTTTTAGAAACAAGAAAATTTCAAATTAACGAAATAGCTCGAATTTTCCGAGTACCTCCACATATGGTAGGTGACTTGGAGAAGTCGAGCTTTTCTAATATTGAGCAGCAGTCATTGGAGTTCGTGAAATATACCTTAGACCCATGGGTTACAAGATGGGAACAGGCAATTGTCCGTTCTCTTTTTTCTACGGATGAGAAAACACAGTACTTCGTCAAGTTCAATGTGGACGGTCTGCTTCGTGGTGATTATCAGAGTCGTATGAATGGATATGCCATTGGAAGACAGAACGGCTGGATGAGTGCCAATGATATCAGGGAACTTGAAAATCTTGACCGTATTCCTGCAGAAGAGGGAGGAGATTTATACCTCATCAATGGAAATATGACCAAGTTAAAAGACGCAGGAATTTTTGCGGGAAAGGAGGACAACCAGAATGAAGAAGTTTTGGAACTGGAAGAACAGAATGGTTCTGAATCAGGAAACAAATCTGGAACAGACCGAAAGGGTGCTGTTCCTAAACGGCACAATCGCTGAGGATAGTTGGTTCGATGATGATGTGACACCACAGCTCTTCAAGGAAGAACTGGTAAGCGGAAGTGGTGATATTACAGTCTGGATCAATTCACCTGGTGGTGACTGCGTAGCGGCAGCTCAGATTTATAACATGCTCCGTGAGTATGAAGGGAATGTCACAGTGAAGATTGACGGGATTGCAGCATCTGCAGCTTCAGTCATTGCGATGGCTGGGGATAAAGTGCTCATGTCACCGGTATCCATGATGATGATTCACAATCCGATGACCATTGCCTTTGGTGATTCAGGGGAAATGCAGAGAGCCATTGATATGCTTGCGAGTGTTAAAGACTCCATTATCAATGCCTATGAGTTAAAGACTGGATTATCCAGAACGAAGCTTGCAAATCTCATGGATGCAGAAACCTGGATGGACGCAGGAAAAGCTGTGGAGCTTGGTTTTGCAGATAGCATTATCAAGAGAAATAGCGGTGTGGAAGATATGGAAATGCCGCAGGTAACCATGCTGTATTCGAAAGCATCCGTGGTTAATTCCTTAATGGATAAGATTGCTGAGAAATGCAGAATCCAGCAGAAAGAAACAATTGAAGATTCAAACAAAGTGAAAGCCGATTCGTTGATGGATCGACTTTTTTTAATGAAAAATTGGAGGTAGAAAGTAATGACTATTTTAGAATTAAGAGAAAAGAGAAACAAAGCATGGGAAGCAGCAAAGGCTTTCGTGGAAACAAAACGTGATAAGGACGGTCTGTTATCGGCAGAAGATGCAGCAACTTATGCCGAAATGGAGCAGAAGGTCCAAAACTATTCTGCTGAAATTGAACGTATGGAAGCAATGGAGGCTATGGAGGCAGAGCTCAATAAGCCAGTAAATATTCCACTTACAGGAAGACCAATGAATGGTGGCAAACCACAGGATAAGAAAACTGGCCGTGCTTCTAACGAATATAAGGAAGCCATGCTTCAGGCAATCCGTACAAACTTCCGTAATATCAGAAACGTGCTTTCCGAGGGAATCGACACGGATGGTGGTTACTTAGTACCGGAAGAATACGATTCTCGTCTTATCGAAGGTCTTGAAGAAGAAAATATCTTCCGTAGACTTGGTACAACAATCACTACTAGCGGTGAGCGTAAGATTAATATTGCAGGATCTAAGCCAGCGGCAGCATGGATTGATGAAGGCGAGGCATTAACATTTGGTGATGCTAAATTCGACCAGATCAATCTTGATGCTCACAAACTTCATGTAGCGGTTAAAGTTACAGAAGAATTACTTTATGATAATGCATTTGGTCTTGAAAATTACTTACTTCGTCAGTTTTCAAGAGCTCTTGCAAATGCAGAAGAGGATGCATTCCTTAATGGCGACGGAACTGGTAAACCACTTGGTATCTTTGCAGAAGAAGGTGGTGGACAGGTTGGTGTAACTGCTGCCAGTGCAACAGAAATTACTGCTGATGAAATCATCAATCTTGTGTATGCGTTAAAACGTCCATATAGAAAGAAAGCGAAGTTCATTATGAATGATCAGACAATCGCTGCTCTTCGTAAGTTAAAAGATGAGAATGGTCAGTACTTATGGCAGCCTTCTTTACAGGCTGGAGAACCAGACAGACTCTTTGGATACGAAGTAGTGACTTCTGCTTACGTTCCTACGATTGCTGCAGGTAAGCCAGTTATCGCCTTTGGTGATTTCAGCTACTACAATATTGGTGACCGTGGAGTTCGTTCTTTCGCAGAACTTAAGGAACTCTTTGCTGGAAACGGTATGGTCGGTTTTGTAGCAAAAGAACGTGTGGATGGTAAGTTAGTACTTGCTGAAGCTGTGCAGATTCTTAAGATGGGAGCCTAGTCTGTAAATGATTCCGAGGTGTCAGTGTCATAACTGGCACCTCATTTCTTTGGAGGTGAGCACGTGATAGTAACACTAAATGAGATGAAGAATTATCTTCGTGTGGGATTTGACGATGATGATACACTGCTTCGAAATATTATGGAATCAGCCCAGAAGATTTGTATGGATGTGGCAAGAACAGAAGATGAAGATGCTTTTGAAGAAGAACCAAGTGCAAGGATAGCAGTGATGTATGCAGCAGCGTATCTTTATGAACATCGCGAAGAAGCTGACTATCATGCACTTACCCTGTCTTTGCGCGCTCTTTTGTTTGGATGCAGACAGGAGGGATTCTGATGAAGGTGGCATTATTAAATGAAAAGATTCTGATTCAGAAAGCGTTTGTCAGTTCCGACGCAATCGGAAACCGTAAAAACACATGGGAAGATTATCATTCCTGTTTTGCCACGATTAGTGGTGAAGGGGGTCCCGAGAAAAATGCAGCCGGTATGACAGTGGATGTGTCGGATATTGCATTTACGATCCGTTGGTGTAAAAAAGTGTCAGAAATAGAGAGTACAGGATATCGCGTTGTTTTCCATGATGAAATCTATAACATTCTTGTGATTGACCATATGAATTACAAGAAAAAATCCATCAAATTGAAATGCCAGAAAGTGAGACGATAGGCATGGCTTCGAATGTTGTGAAAATCAACGAACTGGCAGATGCAATTATGGAAGGACTGAATGAATATGCTGAGCTTGCTACGGAGGAAATGAAAGAAGCGGTTAAGAATGCAAGTACTACGGTCCGAAAAGAGATAAAAGATAATGCACCTTCCGATACTGGAAAGTATGCAAAAAGCTGGACGGCGAAAAAGGTTAGAGAAACCTCACAGGCTCTTACAATGGCGGTGCATTCCAAAAACCGTTATCAGTTGGCACATCTTCTGGAATTCGGTCATGCATTAAGAAATGGTAGCAGATACGAAGGGAAAGCTCATATTGTACCTGCAGAACAAAAGGGAATGGAACAGTTAAAGGAAGAAATAGAAAGAGCATTGAAAGGATGATGGTATGGAAGAATTATTGCAGATGTTACAGGAAATGCAGATTCCTTTTGCCTATCATCATTTTGCAGAAGGAGAAGCAGTAAATCCTCCGTTTATCTGTTACCTGCTTCCGGGAAGTAACAACTTTTCAGCAGATGGAAAGGTTTATTTCAAGATAAACGAGGTTCGAATAGAACTGTACACTGATTTGAAGGATTTGGCAGTGGAACAGCAGGTGGAAGATATTCTGGATGAGCATGAATTCTTCTATAACAAATCCGAGACATGGATTGAGAGTGAAAGACTCTATGAAGTCCTTTATACATTTGAAATGGAGGTTAAGTAAAATGGCAGATAAGAATAATAAAGTGAAATACAATCTGAAGAATACCCATTATGCATTGCTTACACTTGGAGAAGAAGGTGTCGTTTCTTATGGAAACCCGGTTCCGATTCCAGGTTCCGTATCCATTGCACTTGATGCAAATGGCGAGCCAGAGAACTTCTATGCGGACGGTATTGCTTACTATGTTATTAATAATAACATGGGTTATGACGGAGATTTGGAACTTGCACTGATTCCAGAAAGTTTCCGTACAGATATCTTAAAGGAAGAGTTGGATGCGAAAGGTGTTCTCATTGAAAATGCGCAGGTAGAACTGGAATCATTCGCACTCTTATTTGAGTTTGACGGTGATCAGAAGCATATACGTCATGTGCTTTACAATTGTGCAGCATCCCGCCCTGGTATTGAAGGAAAAACCAACGAGGAGAGCCGTGAAGTACAGACAGAGACATTGAAGATTAAGGCAACGCCATTATCTTCTGGTCTTGTGAAAGCGAAGACTGGAAATACAACAGATGCAACAGTATATAACGACTGGTACAAGGCTGTGTACATGCCAACAGAAATAGAACAGGCAGGTGAATAATCATGAGTATGATTCGAAATATTGAAATTGATGGGAAACAGGTGCCTTTCAAGGCATCTGCTGCCATTCCAAGAATTTATCGTATGAAGTTCCAAAGAGATATCTATAAGGACTTACGAGCACTTGAAAAATCTGTAGGAGATAACAGTGAGGAAAGTTCCAACCTGGATATGTTTTCTTTGGAGATGTTTGAAAATATTGCATTTGTTATGGCAAAACATGCAGACACAAGTATTCCAAATACACCGGAAGAATGGCTGGATGGATTTAATACATTTTCCATTTATCAAGTGCTCCCACAGCTTATTGAACTCTGGGGTCTCAACGTTCAGACGTATGTAGAGTCTAAAAAAAACTTCGCCCGACAGAGCGTGAAATGACAACACCATTGTTCTTGCTCCGATGTGTACAGTTAGGCTTGTCGATGGCAGATTTGGAAATGCTGTCGATAGGTTTGATTAACGATATGTATGCTGAGAGCAGAAATGATGATTGCAAGTATGCACAGTTGGCTACGCAGGAGGATTTTGATAGGTTCTAATTGTTATAATCTTCTTTGTTTGATAGAATTACTATGAAAAGTTTACTATTCATAAGTAAAGGAACAAATGAAGATGGAAAATAAAATTTTAGAATTACTAAAAAAATATAAACGAAAAATTGCATCATTCAGTATTGGTTGTTTTGTTTTATGTCTTTTGATTATCCAAATTCCATAT